GAGACAGGTGCTGGCGGTGGCGGCCTCCACGGCCTTCTTGACGGCCTGCTTGTGGTTGCCTGGGTCGATACCTTGCTCAAGCAGGGCGGATGCCTGTGAGGCTTTCTCCCTGGCGCGCTTGGCTGAATACTCCGGGTATCCGCCCAACCCCAGCCAGGTCCACTTCCCGTCAGCCACACGCTTGTAGCGGAACTCCCAGCGCTTGCGCCCATTGGGTGACACCACGAAGTAGATACGATCGATGCCGTACGTCTCGCGGTATTCCTTGGATTCAGGTTCAAGTGAGGACAGGACGGTGTCGGCCAGGGGGCGGCGCTTGATGTCTGATCGCTTCAATTCTTGTATGGCCGAGTTCGTAATTTTGGCGAACATACATCACGCCATACACACATACAAGGAACATACACGAACAAATACAAACAAGCAGAAACAAGAAAGCCGGCGCAGTGGCCGGCTTTGCTGTGTTTTGGGTCATGTCTGAGCAACATGAAACCAATGGTTGGTGCCCCGAGGGAGACCCAAACCATCCAATAAATACGGGAGTTTCAAGCGTGTTTCGATGGCGCCCATACAAACGACCATACAGGGCGGTGTGCACTATGCCGTTTTGAAGGGTAAATATTGCCCCGCGCGGGCGGCGGGGCGAAGGGATTGTACTTACGCAGCGTGCCGGCTGTCAGCCTTTGATTTGATCCAGGCCTCAACCTCGGCTTTCACAAAGTGCGCGTGAGCCTGGCGGTGTGGTCCGTCCTTGATCGGCTTGGGAAAGGTCGAGTCCTTTGTACGGACCCGATGCAGCGTGGTGCGTCCGATGTTGAGCATGCGCATCACGTCCTTGGAGCCGATCAGGACGCGTTCGGTGGTGTCATTGGTCATTGGTCATGTTTCCCTGAAAATTTATAACAAGTCCGCAACGCACGCACACGTCGCAGTGATAGGTGTCGCTCCGACATTTAGCTGCCTCAATCGCACGGATCACGTGCGAAGCTTCACCGCCCCTTGAGCTCAGCGGCCCCGCAGTCTCTGTATGCGAATAGCGCCCCTGAAACTTGTGGCCCAGCCACGACGTGCATTTTGCGGGCTGTAAGCCGTAAATCGTTTTGTCATTGGTCATAGGGTGTCCTTGCCGCTATAGCGGCTGACTTTGAAGGGGGAGGGGTTACAGAGAGGGGTTAAGCTTTGAGGCCGTAGACGCACCCACCAGGGCAAGAGCCGCAGCAGGTTGTCGCCACGGCTACCGGAGCGGGCTGCTCGGCGTTGCCTGGCAATGCGGAGGCGATAATTAGCGCTACGTACTCACGCATCGCAGCTCTACCCTGTTCTGGCATATGGCCCCATGAATAGTCCATGCACTCGGAAAGTGTGCGGGCTGCGGATTCGATGTCATACGCGCGCGGCTCGCCCTGGTGCTGGGGTGCGCGGGAATCACCGCTGACCTCTTTGTCTAGCAGGGCGCGCATTTCGGCGGGCCTGTCTTTGAATCCGGCCGACTCCAGGCATTCAGCCCAGTATGAAAGCAGTTCACGCGGCACCAGAACGCCGTCAATCGTTTGGTTGGTGGTCATGGCTTCACCCTCACGCCAGCGTCTTCAATGGAGCGAACAACAAGGTCTTGCCACATCGCCCATTGACCGCCTCCATCAGGATCAAAGTTATCCGGCAGCTCAATTTCTAAGGCTGCTCGTGATGCTTGCCAGATCTCCCATTGGATTCCGGGGCGCTCGTATAGGTAGCTTCCGCAAACATCAGTGGAGAGCCATTCCAAGCCACATTGTTTGTCGCCCTCAAAGTATTTTTTGAGATACCAAGCCTCGAATTCTTCACGGCTCTTATCGCTCATAAATCACCTCAGCAAATCAGTTGTGCCAGTGCCAGCAGGCACCAGCAGTAGGCGGGGAGTTGGGATTTCATTGGTATGGCTCTCCGCATTCCGGGCACTCAAGAATGCTTGCGTAACCATGGTGGCAATCGCCGTTTACTAGCTTGAGTTCGGCTTCAATCTCCAGCCATACATCCACATCGTGCGCCACGTCATTGGTGAAAGGGTGTGCCTTGTGCAACAACCCCACCAGCACATCCGCCCGCTCATCTGCTGCGGCCAAGCCTTGGCGCGCCTCAGTCAGTTCGTTGTGCAACTGCGTGAATGCCGATTCAACCCTGGACGAGATAGTCCCTTTGCCGACATGCTCGGCCCATTCCTTTTCTTCGATCATCAAAGCCATGCTATGGCACTGGTCGAGTTCTTCATCCGCTGCGGTCAGGCGCTGTTGCAGTTCGTCACGCTCCAAATAGAGGCGAGCCAGTTCAGCGTCGGTTGATTCTCTCGTTGGTGTAGCCACAGTTATTTCCTTGCCGGGCCATGCCCGGGCGGTGGAGTTGGGGAGTTATGCGGCGTCAGTCGCCGTCGATCGATAGGAGGGAGAATGCTGTTGCTGCCACTCGCGGAACTTGTCCATTGCCAAGGGCTTTAATTCGGTCCAACCGGAAGGCCACCCCATCAGCCATTCGACCCACTCCGGGTTCAGTGGGCCACCGACCACTTGAGGTAGACACTCGCCTGATTTGCTGCCCGTCCTTTCCATGCGGCTTTTGCCTGGGTACCTGTAGTCGCGCCTTACAGGTGTCGGCCAAAGTTTGACTGCTGCGCTCAGACCCCAACCGGCGTTCTTGCTGCTGCCCGGCTGGTTGTGATTGCCATGTACCGTTATCGTGGGCCACAACCCAGCAACGTTCGCGCTGATGGGGCGCTCCGCAGTCGGATGCTGAAACAATGCACCATTGCGCGTCATACCCCATTTCGGCAAGGTCACCGAGGACCACGGCAAGTCCTCTTCCCACAAGCAAAGGTGAGTTTTCCACGTAGACGAATCGAGGTCGTACCTCGCCGACGATTCGCGCCATTTCACGCCAGAGTCCAGAGCGGGCGCCATCGATGCCGTCGCCATTCCCGGCAGCTGATATGTCCTGACACGGGAATCCGCCAGAAACCACGTCAACAAGGCCGCGCCATGGCCTTCCGTCAAAACTGCACACGTCAGACCAAATCGGGAAAGCTGGGAGGGCTCCATCGTTTTGTCGTTGCGCCAGAACTTGTGCGGAGTAGGCATCACGCTCAACGGCGCAGACGGTGCGCCACCCGAGAAGGTGGCCGCCGAGTATTCCGCCACCAGAGCCTGCGAAAAGAGCCAGCTCATTCATTTTATCTCCAGGGTTTGTGTGTCACGACGGCATGTCACGCAATGCGAATATGCGCAGCCAGTTGCTCGTCGGTCATGCGGTCGGCGCCACGGATGAATCGAGAAATCAGGTCTTGCTCTTCGTCGATCCCGGTCCTGGCCATGACCCGTTTAAGCGCGGCGTCATCGTTGTGATAGAGCTTCGTGACGATCTGGCGAGACAGCAGGGCGGCTTCTTTTTCCGCCTTGGTCATCTTGTCCCGCTCGCGCTGGTCGCGTTTTCGTTCTGTGGGAGTCTTGGCCATGGCCTACCTCTTGCGGGCTATGCGGCGCATCGTTGGCCGCCTGCGCGTGACTTCGGATAATCGATTGAGTGCTTTTCAAGGATCTTGAGCAGCGTGGTGCCGGTTATCTTTAGCTTTACGCACAGGCGGCGCCTGCTGATGCCAAGCTCTTTGAACGCGTTGATTCGCTCGACCAGAGTTGCTTCATGCTCGGCGGCAGCCTTGAGTCGATCCGGGCTGTTGTGTCCGCCGTGGGATGAGCGCTTGAACTTGAAGTCGAATTCTTTCGACATGGCGAGCAGTGTTCTACGACCGATTCCGGTGATGTCGATCACTTCGCTTTGAGTGTGGTCGGGAGCGAGTTCCATCACCCATTCCACTCGCTTACGGCGTTGCTCTTGCCTGATCTCAAGCGGAGTGGGAGGCGGAGGTGTGAAAGGCTCAACTCGGCGCCGAACGAATGGTTTCGGCGCAGGTGGCATCTGCGTGCTGTACGTGATCGGCTTCGGGATATAGCCGCTGGCGGGGCCTTCTTCGATCTTGCCGCCGGCGGCCAGGAACTGCTCGGTCAGGGAGTTCAGCTCGTTCGATGCTGGCCGAAGGCGCTCTACTTCGTTCTGTAGGATGCTGATCATGCTGACTGCCTCGCTTTGTTCAGTTCAGCCTTGCGGATCTCCTTTGCGGCGACCAGGGTAGGCTTGAGGTTGTCGAATCCGTGGACGATGACGCGTCCTGCGTTGTAGGCGGACTCAAGCGCCGCCATATCCGGCGCATTTGCGATGTCGGCGAGCGCGTCTACCAGCTGCTCCTTGGCCCTGTCTTCCGGGTTCAGTCCAGAGTTCAGCCAGGCCAACAGGCGGCGGCCGGTGTCTGCGCCGATCAGTTCTGGCTGGTCGAACAGCTTCGTCCGGTCCTTGCTGGCTGTGGCGGTATGGCCGTCGTGGGTAAGGTCCAGCACCACGGTGAACTCGTAGTCGGTGCCGTCGCGCTGCTCGGACTTCATGCCCAACTTGAGGATCTTCTTGCCCTCGCCTTGGACGGTCTCCGTCTTGCTGCGCATGGTGCAGATGATGTGCATCGAGCTGGTTAGGATCTTGTCCGTCAGCTTCCGGTGGCGCGGCGTGGTCTCGTTCCAGGCTGCCCAGGTGTTACCACGGAATTTCTGATGAGCAACTGTCTCGTTCTGCTCAAGGCATCCGCCGGATCCGGTCCACTCATGCGAATAGCTGTCGATGATCAGCGTGTCGTAGCCTGCCTGTTCAGCTGCCACGATCGCCTCAATGTAGCGTTCAGGCGAATACGGCGCATGCAGCTCCATTGCGTCGAAGTCGACCAGGTCCGCGTATAGCGATGCGCTGCCGTGCTCAGTGTCGATTACCGCGATACGCCCGCCCAGGCCCATGGCCAAGAGGAGAGCTGAATAGGTTTTGCCAGATCCAGACGGCCCGGCAAGTGCCAGCCGTAGCTTGGCCTGCTTGCGTTCGGCTTTCTTGAACATTTGAGTTTCCTCAGTTTGGTTGGTTGTCCCACTGCCGCTGGATGCGGCTCATGGCTTCTTCGTACTCTTTGCGCTGGTCGCCGGTGAATCTGTCCGGCGAGAAGGCGCCTACCGTCATCCAGTCAAATTGGGCGGCCATAGCAGGGCTCATACAGCCCTCCGGTAACTCAGGCCCATCAGCTGCGCGGCCTGGGCCATGGTCTGGGGTTGTATGACGCCCAGGTTGCTGGCTACTCGCTTCAGCACTACGAGGTCATCCAGGGTGAGTGATCGGTCGATGTAGCCGGCCAGCGTGACCAGCTTCGACTGGCTGGCTGTCAATGCCATGCCGAGGTGCACGACGCTGAGCTGGCGAACATCCCGGCCCACCGCAGCACTGACCGACTCGAAAACCTGCTCCAGCTTCTTCTTTGCGTAGTTCGCCTCGACCTGGGCGCGCTTGCGATCATCGACGGCGGCGGCAAGCCTGGCTTCCAGGTCCAACACCAGCTCAGCAGAACCGCCAAGCTTTTCGATGCGCTCCCGCTCAGCCTGACGGTGGGCAGCATCTAGTTCTTCGCGCTCGATCTTGGCGGTGGGCGCGGCGTAGGCAATCGTCCGCAGATCGGCAGCAGAGAGGGGAGA